ATGAAATATTATGTGCCTTGCCCTCATTGCGGACACTATCAGGAGTTCGTGTTTAAGCAGATTAAGTGGGAGTCAGAACTGAAAACTCCTGAAGAGGCATATATGACTGCGTTCTATGAATGTGCTGCTTGCAAGGGTGTAATCAACGATGCTCATAAAATTCAGATGATCCGGAGTGGTGAGTGGAGGCCGATCCGTGACGAAGGAAAGCGACGGACAGCGTTCCACCTTAATACGATTTACTCACCATGGGTCACTTTCGGTGATATTGCACGGAAGTTCGTCGAATCAAAGTCATACCCTGAGAAGCTAATGAATTTCGTAAATTCATGGTTGGCTGAACCGTGGGAAAATATTGAAATACGGATGAGCTCGAAGAAGGTTTTAGACAAGCAGACAGAACTTGAAAAACAGGTCGTTCCTGATTGGGCTTTGATAATAACTGCCGGCGTCGACGTCCAGAAAAACTATTTCGTTTATACGATTCGGGCCTGGGGCAGTAAGGTTACCAGTCAGAACATCGATCATGGTATTGCGGAAACGTGGGCCGATATAGAAACTATCATGAATGCTCGCTTTTATAAGCAGAATGGTCAGGAATGTTTCGTAAACCTATGTGGCGTTGACTCCGGGGATCAGACGGATGACGTTTATGAATTTTGCACCATGAATCAGGATTGGGCGGTACCGGTCAAGGGATCTTCGAATCCGTTGATGACAAGGTATAAGATCAGCACCATAGATAAAAAGGATTCCGTTGCCAATGGCATGAGGCTTTATATTGTCGACGGTGATCAGTACAAAGATATGATCGCCTCTCGTTTAAGTAAACCCATGGGAACCGATAAGGGTGCCTGGATGGTATATAAAGACTGTGATGAGGAATACGCTGATCAGATTGCCGCTGAAGAAAAGGTCACGATAAAGCTTCGCAATGGCAGGGAGATGGACAAATGGCAAAAGAAAGGCAGCCATGTTGACAATCACTTCCTGGATGCAGAAGTCTATGCTGGCCTTGCTGCGGATCTGCTGAATATCAGATACCTCTCCGCAAGTGAAGAGGAGCAGCCTCATGGACAACGCCATCCTGAAGAAAAGAAGGCTGAAAATAAAAACAGTGATTGGATTGATGTGAAAGGCAGGTGGATATAATGACTAACCAGGAACGACTTGACCAAATAGAGGCGGCAATCTCAAAAATCGAATCCGGGGCGCAGGAGTATCGGATCGGAAATCGCACAGTTAGAAGAGCAGATTTGAAGGTTCTTTATGATGAAAGACGTGAGATCAGAAAACAGATCGAAGATGAAAATGGCTACGGAACAACCGTAGCTTGTTTTATAGGGAGGTAAAAATGAGCACAAGAAACAAGGGACCTGATATGAATCTCATTGATAAAGTTATCGGATATATCAGCCCGGCGCATGGATTTGCCCGAGCTGCCTGGCGTAGTGAACTGCAACGGCAGTATGATGCTGGATATCGCGGAGGATTCAATTCAGACTGGAAGCCGTTGTCGGGTACAGCTGAGCAGATGAATAGCACTGAAAGAGATATTCTCCGGATCCGTGCAAGAGATATCGAACGCAATGCTGATGCGAATGAATCTATCATCCTTGCATTCATACGGCATGTTGTTGGCACAGGTATAAAGCTTCAGGCAAAGATAAAGAACAGTAAAGGCACTGAGGATGAAAAGCTGAATGCTCAGGTAGAGGAGCTTTGGGAAGCTTGGTGTAAAGCGAGAAACTGCGATATCACCGGTCAACAGACATTTAAAGAAATGTGTCAGATGTTTGTGCGTCGGTATATTGTTGATGGAGGTATAATTCTGCAGAAGGTTTATACCGGATATGGAATTGTTCCTTTTCAGATTCAGGCGCGTGAAGTTGATGATCTAGATTCGACTTTGTACTTCACCTATTCGCAGACAGGCAACGGAAACCGGGTTTATTACGGCATTGAAATGGATCCGAACAATCGGCCAGTGGCTTATTATTTTAAAAAATATACACCGGACGGTTTTTATACTGGGGATACAGAGAGAATCGAAGCAAAGAATATCATTTTTTTATGGGATAAGGACCGTCCTTCACAGGTGCGTGAAATTTCAAAACTCGCTCGGGCTCTGCCGCGAATTCGCGATTTAAATCAATTTGTTGAAGCTGTTTCTATCAAAGAAAGAATTTTAGCATGCTTTAGTATTTTCGTCAAAAAAATGAATCCGGGTGGTGTTGGTAGAAGTAACAGTTTGACTGATAACAAAGAAGCTGCTTTTAATGAGACGAAGGTTTCTCCCGGAATGATATCGCGATTGGATCCTGGTGATGATATCGTTGTTGCAAATCCTTCCGGGCAGGCTTCTGATGCAACAGGATTCATTTCCACAATGCAGAGATTAACCGGTGCAGGGTTAGGCTTATCTTACGAAGCATCTTCACGAGATATGTCACAGGTTAATTATAGTTCTGCAAGGCAGGGATTGATTGAGGATTTCGGTACATACGGAGATTTACAGGATAAACTCATTGACCATATTTGCTCCGAAGTTTACACGGAATTTTTTATTTCCGCCGTTTTAGTCGGAAAGCTTCAAATCAAGGATTTCTGGCAAAACAAGGAGAAGTATCTCAAGCATATCTGGATTCCTCCCGGAATGCCATGGATCGATCCTTATAAGGAGGCCATGGGGAACAAGATAGCGCTTGAGACAAGTCAGACTACGCTGGAAAGAATTCATGCTAAGCAGGGACTTGACTACAAAGAGGTTTTGCTACAAAGAAAAAGAGAGATTGAAATGATCAATGAATATGGTTTAGGAGGTGTACAAGGTGGCAGAGAAAACCAAAAACAATAAAGGTCCAGGTAGCGGTCCTCAGCAACGTGTGATTGAAGGACAGATCAGAGCTGTTGGTGAGGGCGACAATAAAACATATGAACTTTCATTTTCTTCTGAGAAGCCGTGTAACAGATGGTACGGCGCGGAGATTTTATCTCATGATCCGGATGCCGTCGATCTCGAAAGGTTACTTTCAGTCGGTACGGTTCTGTTTTCTCATGGAAGAGATGTGAAGTTTGGAAAGATCCCGATCGCAAAAATCGATAAAGCATGGATTGATCCAGTAGATCACAAGGGCAGAGCCAGTATAATTTTCGATGATGATGAGGATTCTCAGAAAATCATGTCGAAAGTCGATAAGGGAATGCTCAATGGCGTTTCTACTGGATATGTGGTCGATGTTTGGGAAGAAGTAAGGGCTGGAGCATTTTCGAGTAATGGCCGTTTTGCTGGACCGTGTGAGGTTGCGGTACGATGGTCACCGCTTGAAATAAGCCTTGAACCTACGCCTGCGGATCCAGATGTTGGCGTGGGAAGGGATCTTGATTATTTAACTCAAAGTGATAAGGAGGAAAAAAGAAACATGGATGAAGAAACAAGAGATGTAACGCAGACCGCTGCGCCGGCGACTCCGGCAGCGACTCCTGCAGCAGGAAATCCTGCACCGGCTGCCAGAGCAGCAGCGCCTGATGAAAATGATATCCGACAGGTCGTAACAAGAGAAGAAAGACAGAGAACAGCTGAGATTTCTGCTATTTGTAGAGATTTCGGAATGGACAGCACCGAGTTTATTCAAAAGGGAACCAGCATCGATGATGTAAGATCAGCAGTTCTTGAAAAAATGAAAACAGAAAAGGTTCCTTCGAATACTGGTATTACTCGTGATGAAACCGAAAAGATCAGAACTGCTGCTTCCGATGCGATTTGTCTTAGAGGTGGGATTTCAATTGTTCAGCCAGCAATTGGTGCCAGAGATATGAGGGGAATGTCTCTCAGGGATCTGGCAATTGATTGTTGTATTCGTGCGGGAGTGCAGAATGCCCATAGGCTCACTGATGATCAGTTATTCAGGGAAGCAATGTCACCGGGAAGTGTATTCTCCGGAATTATTTCGGATTCTGCAGGAAAATCAATGGCAACGGCTTACTCTGCTGCCAGTACAACGTATCAGATTTGGACTGGTACGGGAAGCCTTAAAGACTTTAAAGCGGCTACAACCTATCAGATTTCCGAAGGCGGAGGACTCAAAAAAATTGGTTCGAATGGTGAATTTGAATTTGATGAAATGACGGACCAGGGAGTAAACAGAGCGCTTGCGACATATGGAAAAGAGTGGGGATTTACGAGACAAGCTTTCATCAATGATGACCTTGGCATGCTGACAAAGGTTCCGCAGGCGTATGCGAGATCTGCAAGACGTGGAATTAATAAGCTGGTATATTCAATGCTCTCAGAAAATCCTTCGATTTATGACGGAAAGGCATTGTTCCATGCTGATCATGGAAATCTTGGTACTGCAGGTGCGCTGGGAACCGCGACGGCCAGTGAGGGTAGAAAGCTGATGAGGAAGCAGAAGAATCTCAGGGGTGAAGAATCGCTGAACATTCCTGTGAAATTCGTGTTGGTTTCTCCTGAAGATGAAACCAATGCTTACAAACTCATTAATTCAGAAGCGGATCCATCTGCATCACATTCCGGAGTGGCAAATCCGTTCAAAAATTCACTGACACC